TGATAGTAACGGACCGATAGAAGCACCCAACCCTTCATGTACTGAAGATGTTTGTAGTCCCTCATTATGGGTGCCTGCTAGGGGTTTATGTTTATACTGTAACTATAGAAGATCATAGGAGGATTATTTTGGTCACATTATCACAACAAGCAGAAACAGTCGCATCAACACGTTATTATTTAAAAGATGAATCGGGGAAACCTGAAGAAACAGTTAACGATTTATTTAAAAGAGTTGCTAAAGCCATTGCTAATGCTGAAAAACAGTACGGCAAATCAGATGCTGATATTAAATTGACTGAAAATGAGTTCTATGATATGTTAGCTAATCTTGACTTTGTTCCCAACTCACCAACCCTTATGAATGCTGGTACTGAACAGGGAACTTTATCGGCTTGTTTTGTGTTGCCTTTAGAAGACAGTATGGAAGACATTATGAAAACTGCACATGATATTGCAATGGTGCAAAAGTTTGGAGGGGGTACAGGATTTGCTCTTTCTAAATTACGACCAAGAGGAGATAAAATAAAAACTACTCATGGAGTAGCTTGTGGTCCAATACAAGTATTACAGACACTATCGAGAGTGTCGTCTATGATTACACAAGGTGGTAAAAGAGATGGGGCTAATATGGCAGTAATGGCTATTAACCATCCTGATATACTTGAGTTTATTGAATGTAAAAAAGTTGAAGGAGACATACACAACTTTAATATCTCTGTTGGAGTAGATTCTAATTTTATGAAAGCCGTAGAGTCTGGTAGTGAATATCCATTAATCAATCCTAAAAGTAATGAAGTAACTGGTTATCTAGATGCTAGGGAAGTATTTTCTAAGATTGTTTATGGGGCTTGGAGAAACGGTGAACCGGGAATGATATTCCTAGATAATGTAAATAAAGATAATCATGTAATAGAAGAATATGGGGAAATGATTGCTACTAATCCTTGTGGAGAACAACCTTTACTTCCTAATGAATCATGCAATTTAGGCTCTATTAATTTAGCTAATTTTGTAGATAGTAGTAAAGTAAGACCTTATATTTTATGGGATGAACTTAGAACTACAATTAAAACATCTACAAGATTTTTAGATAATGTAATTGATGCTAATTATTATGCAACTCCTGATATAGAACAAATGACTAAATCAACAAGAAAGATTGGTTTAGGTGTTATGGGATTTGCAGATATGCTTACACAACTTAGAGTTGCTTATAATTCTGATGAAGGTAGAAAAATAGGATCTGATGTAATGAGATTTATGCAAACCCATGCAGATGAAACTTCTAAAGAATTAGCAGTAGAACGGGGAGAATTCCCCGCATGGAATAATAGTGACTATGGGGAAGATGGAAGATATAGGAATACCTGTCGTTTAACTGTAGCCCCTACTGGTACTATCTCTATGTTAGCAGATACTTCTAGTGGCATTGAACCTCTTTTTTCATTGGCGTACAGAAAGATGAATATTTTAGAGGGGCAGACTTTGTATTATGTAAATAAATACTTTGAACAAGATGCTAAGGAAATGGGTTTTTATTCAGAGGAACTTATGGAATATTTATCTGACGGAGGTTCTCTTAAGGATAGACCTGAAGTACCTGATGAAATTAAGGATATTTATATTACAGCACCTGAAATTTCACCTGAATCACATGTTGGAATGCAAGCTGCTTTTCAGGAATATTGTGACTCAGGAATTTCAAAGACTATAAATTTCGCAAATGATGCTACAATAGAAGATGTACATACAGCTTATCTAAATGCTTGGAAGACTAGATGTAAAGGAATAACAGTATATAGAGCTGGAAGTAGAGATAAAGAAGTTTTGGTAACAGCACATAATAATGATACAATAAAAGAAGAACAGTCAGACTTTTTTGATGAGATTGATGCTCCTATTAGTGAGGAATATTACTTTGCTGAATGTTGTGATCAACCTCAAATAGTAATGGAGTCTGGTTGTAAGTCTTGTAAATCATGTGGATGGAGTGCATGTCACATAGCATAATTCACAATTTTATAAAAAAATAGTATAATAATAGTAGGAGAAAAGAGAATGCCTATAGGAAATATGTTAAGAGATAGACAAGAGCAGTATGTCGCCCAAAAAGACAATGCTGGAACTTGGAGAATACTCGATACTTGGCACGAAGATTTAACTAAATTAGGTCCTGAAGATGAGATAGATGACTCAAGTGATGCGGTTACTATCATATCAGAAGGGGGATTTCTAGCTTTAGTTAGAGAAGCAACTAGATTAGGAGTATTACAAAATGCTGCTATGATGGAAAATGAAGCTTTAGCTGATCAAGTATTAGATTTAAAAGAAGAAAACGATAGACTAAAAATACAAATTGAAACTACCCCTGCAGTAGAAGTTACACATGAAGAAAAAGCAGGGTTGAAACAACATGCAATAGACACAATAGCAAAGATAGTAGCTATAGATAGTGTTGAAGTAACTAAGGAATAAGTATGAAATTAGGAGATTATCTTCCAGAAGTTCCTGAAATGGCGAAACAAATGGGTCAACTAGGCTCTCAAATGGAGATATTTAACGACTTGATGTTAAATAAGGCTGCTGGAGACACAGGTAGTGGACCTACATTTGGTGTTGATTACATAGTAAATACTTATGTAAGAAACCAACTTGCATATAGAAAACAACTAATTCAAGACCTACAAACCGTAGCGTATACTGCTGAAGAATTAAGAGCTCCTATTTTACATATAACGGGTGAAGTATTTAGAAGAGGTATTCAATTTGAACCTACTGTAGAAAATCCTGATCCTAAACAATTAACTAGACTTAGAGAGTTTATGGATGATTGTAATGTATTTGATCAGGGTCTAGAAGAAGTATTAAGACAGTTTCATTGGGATTTAAATACTGTAGATGATGCTTTCTTATATTTCTCTAAAGAATATTATGATGCAGGAGATAAAAAATTAAGATCTAGAGTAACAGAGATTAGAAGAATTAATCCTGCTCTTATAGAATTTGATTTAGATGAAACTGGATTACCTAAAAACTCTCATTTCTTCTGTCCTATACACAGGGAACAGATAAAAGAATCCCCAGAAGAATGTCCAGCAGATGATTGTGAACAAAAAATGCAGCCTGCAATGTATAGGTATTTATATAGAACAGAAGTACATTACTTTTTAGATAGCGAAATTGTACATTTATCTAAATTTAACCCAACTGAAACTTATGGTTGGTCACCTATTTTAACAATATTTGAAAAAGCACTTACCTTAATTGGTATGGACAGAAACTTATACAGGTATTTCTTTGAAAGAAAAATGCCTGCATCTATGGTTATGGTAACTACAGATGATCCAGAGAGTTTAAAGAGAGAACGTGAAGCACTTGCTGCAAAAACAAGGCAAGACCCTAACTACATACCTATGATTGCTGTATCTTCTAGAACAAATAGAGGTAGAGTTGATATGGTAAGACTATTTCACACACTTCAAGAGATGGATTACTTACCAGTAAGAGCTGAAATAAGAGAAAGAGTTTCTGCCATATGGGGAGTATCTCCAGCATGGCAAGGGGCTCCCGATTCATTTGGAGGATTAACACAACAGACATCTCAATTGACTGTAATGGGTAGAGTTGTTGAAAGAGATCAAAGACAGATTATGGAAAAAGTATTTCCATCTATATTAAATAATTTTGGTATTACAGATTGGAAAATTGTTCTCCCTAATCCTGAAGAAAAAGCGGAAGCTACTAGAATTGCTCAATCTCAACAAAGAGCAGCGATTGCACAACAGATGTTAGGTATGGGATTTGATGTACAACTTAAAGGTAATCAGTTACAAATTGATGACTTAGACTTTATTGTAGGTGGACAACCAGTACCTACAGCTAAACTACAAGGTGAGCAACAAGCTCTAGCATTAGAACAAGCTGAAAAACAAGCAGCAATGCAGGAAGCTATGATGGAACAGCAAGCTGAACAACAAGCAACAGCAGAAGCTAGTGGACCTCCTCAAGAAGAGGAACTTCCTCCAGAAGAAGAAGGTTCTCAAGAAGTTCCTATTGAAAATGCAGTACCAGATACTCCTAGAGGATTAGAAAATATAGAATCAAAGAATATTAAAAATCCTGATTTAAGAAAGGCGACTAGTACATCTACATGGATAGACAGTTTATTCTCTCAAGGATATGAATATCCAATTGTTAAACAAATATCTCCAGATGGACAGCATATTTGGTTCTCTAATAATGGAGAAGACTATACGGGTAACCTATCAGGAACTGGTGTAGATAAGATAGCAAAAGCTTATTTTGGTAATCCAGTATTTTCTGAAGCAGGGGGTAAGAAACTATATGGTGACGGATATACTTCAGAAAATGGGGATGGTACATCAAAAAATAAAGCAGTAGATGTATCTGAGGATGATGAGGATGATTAATGGCTAAGAAATTTAAGGCTAAAGATTCTACATATTCTAAACTACCTTCTTCCGCAAGTCCTAAATCCCCTAATGAACCCGGAGAGTATAAAGATCATTCCTATAGTAATAGAGAAGTAAGACCTGATGGATCTACAGTTTATTATTATGATAATGGAGTGAAAGCAATACACCATCCTAAAAATACTGGTACTAGATACCATCGTAGAGCTGCTGAGCATCATTCAAAAGAGTCTACTAAAGCAGCTAGTTCTAAAGATACTGCAAAAGCTTTATCACATTTAAAGGCTAGGATGGGACATTTATTAGCTTCAGGTGGTAAGGAGGATGACGATTCTAAAGTAGAAAAACTTTATAAAGACTTTGGAGGAGCTGATTCAGGGGCTGGAAATATTGTAGCAGTAGCATCTGATCCCGGAATATTTACCGAGACTTATAGTGGGACTAATACAAAGAAAAAGAAAAAGAGTGAAAAAGCTGAGATAGAAGCCAATAAAAAAAATAAAAAGAAAGCTAGTGGTCCAGACAAATTAGATAAATGGCTTAAAGATACTGAAGAAAAGAGTTTAGATTTATTTTCATTTACTAAAGGAGATAATAAACCTAAGTTTGATTTAGGTAGAACTGGAGGATTAACTCCTGATGACTCAGTAAAAACTTCTTTAGAAGAAAGAGATATGGAAGAATGGATGGAAGCTAGAGAAGAAAACGCTGAAGATAGAGCTTGGGGATTATCTAAAACTAAACAGCTTAGTAGTTATGTAGTAGATTTAATTAACGATGTACGCAAAGAATTTCAAGAAGCAGAGCATCCTACTGCAGTACTTATTGATATGATGGATGAATATAATGAAGATGTATTTAACAACCCATCTAAATATGGATTAGCATTTGAGTCTGAAGATGAAGATGTGGAGAAAATGGAAACAGATTGGTCAAAAGACAAAAAAGATGATAAACTAGTAAATATGCCTTTTTTGAATCATTACAAAAAATCAATAGAAGGTAGGAGGGAAAACCCTCCAATAGTAGAAAAGCAATATGGAGCTAAGAGAAGCCCCAGTCCAGATAAGAATGGGTATATAAATCCACCAAATAGGAAAATGCCTGATCCGGATGCTTAATAAATAATAGTAAAGGAAAGATAATGACAACATTCGTCATACCAGAAGAGGCAAAAGAAGAGATAGTAAAGAGAAAGATGGCAGGAGCAACATGGAGTGCCTTAGCCCGATGGGTTAAAGATAGATGGGGTATAGAAGTACACAGAACTACATTACAGAAGTGGTACGATAGA